GAAAATAATAATATAGGATACTCCGTATTAGATAAGTTAATTGAAGCTGGGTATCCAAACTTATATTATTCTATTAAGTCTACACATGAGTATATTGAGCAATATCAAGCGGAACACATAACCTCCGCTGTTCCGGGTTTTACCACATCAATGAAGACGCGCCCCCTCATCGTTGCAAAATTAGAAGAGTTTATCAGAAACAAACTAATTACCATATACTCTTCTCGCACTATTAACGAGATGAAAACTTTTATTTGGAAGAATGGAAAGCCACAAGCTATGAAAGGATACCACGACGACTTAATCATGGCGCTGGCAATCGCTTGTTGGGTTAGAGACACAGCAATCCAAAACAGCGCCAGAGATTTAAACTATCAAAAAGCGTTTGTTAATGCAATAAAAACTTCAAAAACTACAATGAATACACAAATAGCTGGTCAAGAGGGCTACAAAAAAGATAATATATTTGATAAAATGAATGAAGCTAAAAATATATACGATCAATACAAATGGATTATAAAGTGAGAAATTAAATGGCAGACAACAGAAAAAATAGAACCCCAAAAAATAACCCAAAAAATAGCGAGTCTGGTCTTTTCAAGTCTTTAACCCGTCTTTTTTCTGGTCCGATAATTAATTACCGATCTCAATCTGGACGTAGAATTAGGAGGCAACATCTCGATAAATTTTCATCCAGATTTAAAAGTGCCTCCGGTCAACAATTTAAAAAGTCACAATATAACCCACTTGATGCTTTGGGTGCCAATGCAATAGCAAATCAGCGCAGATCGGAACGCTATGTTGATTTTGATCAAATGGAATACATGCCAGAGATTGCATCAGCCATGGATATTTATGCCGATGAAATGACGACTTATTCTGATTTACGCCCAATGTTAAATATAAAATGCTCCAATGAAGAAATTAAAGCGGTCTTATCTATTCTTTACAGCAACATTCTCAATGTTGAATACAATCTTTTTGGTTGGGCGCGCACAATGTGTAAGTATGGAGACTTTTTTCTTTACTTGGATATTGATGATAAGTTCGGCGTACAATCCGTGATATCGTTACCAGTTAACGAAATTGAAAGATTAGAGGGACAGGATGCAACAAATCCAAATTATTTACAATATCAGTGGAACTCTGCTGGGATGACGTTTGAAAATTGGCAAGTAGCACATTTTCGTATTCTTGGTAATGACAAATATGCACCATACGGCTCGTCTATCCTTGAACCCGCACGACGAATCTGGCGACAATTAACTTTAATGGAAGATGCTATGATGGCCTATCGAGTAATAAGATCTTCTGAACGACGCGTATTTAAAATTGATGTCGGTGGCATACCGCCACAAGATGTTGAGCAGTTTATGGAAAAGACTGTTACACAACTAAAACGCCATTCTGTTGTCAACCCAGACACAGGACGAGTTGATTTACGTTATAATCCAATGTCTGTTGAGGAAGATTATTTTATACCTGTACGAGCCGGCTCGCAAACTGATATTATTAATCTTGCAGGTGGTCAAAACACAACTGCAATTGATGATGTTAAGTATCTTCGAGATAAATTATTTTCAGCTTTGAAGATTCCACAAGCTTACTTGTCAATGGGAGAAGGCGCCGGAGAGGATAAGACCACACTAGCACAGAAAGATATTCGTTTTGCTAGAACAATTCAAAGGCTCCAAAGGGTAATCGTTGCCGAGCTTGAAAAGATCGGAATTATTCATCTTTATACTCTTGGATTCCGCGGCGATGATCTTCTTAATTTTACACTACACTTAAACAATCCATCAAAAATTGCAGAGCTTCAAGAAATCGAACACTGGAAATCAAAATTTGATATTGCTGGCTCAGCCACAGAGGGTTACTTTTCACGTCGTTGGGTTGCTGAAAATATATTTGGTATGTCTCACGAAGAGTTTATTCGAAATCAAAGAGAAATGTATTATGATCGTAAACAAGATTCATCTCTTCAAGCTGTTGCAGAAGCCGCAGCAGCCGGCGAAGTAGGCGGTGGTGACCTCGGCGGTGACTTGGGTGGGGAACTTGGAGATCTGGGTGCCGAAGACTTAGGTGCAGATTTAGGTGGCGAAGAAATGCCAGCGGGAGAAGCTGGGGAACTGGATATAGAAGGCGGCGCCGAGGGCGGCGCAGAAGATGAGTCTGCTCTGTTGGCGGTGCCTCCGGGTTCAAGGGACGCTCCAAGATTAACACCGGGAGCCAAGGGTAAGGTATACCAACCTGTCAAATCAGATTCAAGACAATCGGGAGCCAGAACAAGATCCTACCAATCAAAATTTTCAAAGGAAAAAAGTAGCAGAACCAATAGAAATACAATGCCCGGATATACTGATTTAAAAACTTTATCAAAGATGGATGGTGTTGGTGTTGGGATTTATGAGTATGAAGAACCTATTTATAATTTGATGGAACAAAATGAAGAAAAACAAATCTTCAAAATTAACAATTCTGTCGATGATTTAGTTACTATCCTTAATGAAAGAGAGAATATTCTCACGGAGCAAAAAGATGAAAAATAGGCATAATAAAAAAAGAAACACTGCTCTTGTTTATGAATCACTCATACGTGAGGCTACTGTTTCGATTATAAAAAATGACACTAATAGAAAAAATAAAGTATTCGAAATAATTAAAAAGCACTTTAAACAAGATACAGAACTGTTTGCACATTTACAATGCTATCGTTCTTTATACGAGAACCAAGGCATGTCAAAAAATACTTGCGAAAAAATACTCAAAGAAGCTAAGCTATCAAGCAGGCTAATTGATTTTAACGGCTTGTTTAAACAACAAACCGAACTTATAAATGATATAAATTCTGAGCTGTCTCCGCAGGTATTCAATAACTTTGTGCCAAACTATAAAACATTGGCGACAATTGATCAAATTTTTTCACCAAAATTGTCTCCACAAAAAAGAGTAATGTTGGAAGAAAAAGTATTAGATGAGATGAGTAATTTAGATTCACCAATTGTTGTAGAAGATGATCCTGACGATATAACGATTAAATTCTTTACTCAAAAGTTTAACGAAAAATATTCTAAGGTTCTGTCAGAGGAACAAAAAACTCTTTTGTCTCTTTACATAAGCTCGTTTGCTGATAATGCGGTTGAATTAAAAACTTATTTAAACGAAGAAGTATACAGATTAAAATCAATTATTGGAGAATCCTTACAAGATAAAGATATTAACAACGATCATGAAATGGTAGAAAAAACCAATAAAATTGTTGAAAAACTTGAATCTTTTAAAAACACCCAAATTGATGAGAATATTTTATTAACTATTTTAAAAACACAAGAACTTGCCAAGGAGCTTAATGATGGCGGTAATAATTAAAGTTGGCAAGAAAGCTAACGAAAAAAAAGTAAGACTTGAAATTGATTTAAGAAGAGCAATTAACGGCGATTTGATGATTTTTGATCACGGAGATATTGATATTGTATTATCTCCTTCTAAAAATAAAGTTATTGTATTTCCAAAAGACACGATGAGTGATTTAGTATATGGTGCTCAAAATAGATTGTTTGCACACTTACGCAAAAAAGGATTAGTTATTGCTGAGAGCATTCAAGCCGGCGCTTTTTACGGCTCCTTAGAGGCCTCACTTGAAAAACCTAGACTTGAAGAAAACAGTTCAGCAAAGCTAGTACTGATTAATATTTCTAATTTTATTGAGGAAGAAAGGCCATATTTTGAACAAGCCGAAGCTGTTGTATCTATGTCTAGCCACGAACTCCTT